ATGTACTTGAACCCGTCTAGGTTTTTGTTCGTTGAGTCTATTAAGAACTTAACGGGGTTGAAAGCGGGGGTGAAGCTTTGGGGTTGTGCTATTGTAGTTTGTGCCATAACTATATTAAAATTCTAGTCCGTGTTAATTTAGAACGCAAAATAGGCGTCGTCGGTAAAGTATTGCCCTTTGATATAGGTAGTCGCGTACCTTACGGCGTCCATTGCATCGTCGAATAGCTTAACGGGTTCGTCCGTTATGGTGTCGCCGATCTTTTTCCATTTGTAGTTTTGGTATTCCTTTTCCAAATTCTTGTCGGCTAGGGCAAACACCCCGAAGGTTTTAATGTTGTCGATACCCTTTTTGACGACCTTGTTAGCGTTAAGGACGTTGTAACCCGCGTTGTTCATTTCGGCAATGATCTCGGGGCGTGCGTAGTCCGCTATTATTTCGGTTTCCTTTTCGACGTCTAGCGATGCCATGCGGTCTATAAGGTTCGAGGTGGTAAGGTAGCTTTCGTATATTACGGGTTCTATGAATATGTCTTTTTCGTGCCAGTAGACGCGCATTAAAGCTGTCGGGTGATTGTACCCAAAATCGCATCCGTATATGAACTGCGTGAAGCGTGCGGGGCGGTGTGGTAAAAACGTCCAGTTTGAATATATGTTGGCTTTGCTTATTGCGTGTTCACCTAGAGCGTAAATTTGGTATAAAGCTTCGTCGGTGCGTTTGAGGTCTTCTATTTGGCGTTTGATGCTATCTGGTAGAAACGGGTTGTCGCGGTACGTGCTTTTGATTAAGATGCTTTCGTCTTTTGGTAGTTCGTAAAGCCAGCTTGTTGAGTCGGACGGGTTGTAGTCAAATATTAGCTTACTTTCGGTACGCATGTTTAGCTGCGTGAAGTCATCTAGAAAAAGTTCGTTTGCCTCATTGCACCATGCCACGTGCCTTTTTCGGCCCCTTATTTTCTGCTCGTCGTCAACTGAAAAGAACTCTACTATCGAACCATTCGGGAACGTGTATATGTGTTCGCTCATGTTATGGCTAGTCTTGTCGTATATTCCCGCCTCTTTAAGCACTTCTAGAAAGTCGCGCATAGCCGTTGCCCGTAACGCTGGGAAAGTCTTACGAATGATGCTAACAACCTTTTGCGGGTTCTGTAAGCAATACACCATTATAAGCTGGCAAAGTGAATACGTCTTACTTGAACGGCTACCCCCCTCGTTAATGATAAAACGCGCCTCGTTATTGTAAAGCGCGTCGTAGTTCTTTTCAAATACAATTGTACTTTGTAAGTCCATTACTCGATGGTTTCAACCTTTATCAATTGAACAGACCACGAAATAGGGTAAAATGCCGCTAGCATATTATGGCACTCCCTAATGTAAACGGCTACACCTTGTTCTTCTAGCTTTAGCCTTACGTTTGTAAACGTGTTTTCTTCTGTGGTAAAGTCGGGGCGGGTTATTTTTAAAGTTAGTCTTTCCATGTTACTCTAGTTCCTTAGTGTCGGGTCTAATTATCGAAATTTTAATTTCATTGATGTTTTCGCCGTTGCTGGTTACGTCCGTCTTTTCGGTTAGGTTGTTTAGTCTTTGAGTTATGGACGGGTTGTATTGACCAACCATGCCACCTTCGATTTGGTCCTGGCGTATTGCTTTCTTTATTGTGCGGCAGATTGTCCCATATTCGGAATATCGCCCATCGGTATTATCGAAGTAGTGGTGTGAGTCTGCGCCTTCTTTAATACAGAAAAGCTCAAAGCCCTCCATTGTTAGGGGTACTCTTAAGGTTTCTTTTACTACTTTGCCGCTTTGTAAAGCTTTGTCTATTGTTCGTGGGTTGTTTATTACGTATTCCCTATATGTTTCGAACATTTGCCATAGCTTTTCTGGTGTTTCTATGTACTTATGTTTTCCCATTATTCGTGTTTTTATAGTGGTCTAAAAATTGGTCTTCGGTTAGTTCTTCTACGCATAGTAGGTTTGGCATGTCTGTTAAGTAGACAATTATATGGTTTTCGTCTTTTCTTAGTTCGACTTCTACGGCGTGGCCTATATGGCTCATGTTTACGCCCATGTCTATAAGATAAAAAGCCATTTACTTTTTGTTTAGTGACTTAACGTATTGCGTTAGGGCCTCGCGTTTGTGCGTTTCCCATACCCTATTGCATACAGCGTAACGTTCGAACTTGTCTGGGAAGCTATTTACACTTTCCTCGGCGGCCATGCAACGTTCTAGGTACTTTTCTTTACCCTCTCCTTTAATTGGTTGTGGCATTTTTTCTTCTTTTTCGTGTTTTCTTAACAACTGGCTTCGGTTCTTCAACTGCGTCCGCTTGCGCCACTTCGTGATCAATGCCCGTGTAGCTAATTGTTTGGTTTTCCTTTTCGAATAGGTAGCCCAAACCTAGCGTAGTGTAATACGTGAAGCGCTTAGGGTCTATTTTGTCTACTTCTACTCGGCGTTCGCCTAGGACACTATCGTAAATAATGATTGTTTTGCCCTTGTATTCTTCTTTAATTTTCATCTTTCGTGTTTTTCTATGGTTTCTACTATAATTCCTATGCCGCTCAAAGCAATAAAGCACCCCGTTAAAAACAAAGCGTGTCGGTATTCGCATAGGGCTATTAATACGCCTATTGACATAACAACTATGCCCGCGGCTATTTTATTGGTCTTTTCCATTTCTATAACTATATTCGATTTCCTTAATTCTTTGTTTCAAAGCCTTTATCATGTAGTACGCCGAGGTTCTAGGTATGTCGAAGAACTCGGCCATTTCCCTAGAGGTTTGGCGGCGGTGTTCAAAATACGCCTCGGCTATCCTTTTTTCAACTGGGCTAACCAATTCGTCCAGATAAATAGCTATGCAAGCTTTGCGTAGGTTTATAAGTTCTTCTATTTTGACCTTATGCTCTATTTCGGTGTCGTTGGGTTCGTCTTTTGCTATGTATTCTTGGCTATAAACCTCGTCTTGTTTTCTACTTACCGACGTAGGCCACCATACTTGCATTTTAATTGTGTTAAGTAGGTAGCTTTTTACCGTGTTTTGGTCGGCTTCGTGGTCGTCCATGCTAGCAACGTGCAAATATGCGTTGTTTATTATGGTGTCAGCCTTGACCATTATAAGATCTAGCTTTTTATGGTGGCGTAAACGCGTCAACATGTGGTTAGTATATGCCCTAACCTCGTCGTAATTCGCGGTTATATACGCGTCAAGAATTTTTTTGATACCAGACAAGGAACTCATTATAATAGTTCATGCGATCCGAAGCGGCGCACAAACATCGGTTGTCATTTTGGCCCGTTACGGCGTTCTTTATCTTTTGCAGCTTTTTAAGGTGCATTTTACTTAGCCGCGTTGGCGTAAGTTGTTCGAGCAATTTGCTAGCCTCTAGTTGTTGAGCCTCTGTAAGCATAGGTCTAAAGCATGAGCGGTTAAACTTATAAGCGTAGCCGTTAAAAAGTCACCAGTTAAAGCCCAACTAGTCCAAAAGCCTACGCACTTAGGACACCCGAAAGCGGCGTGTATAGCTATTGTAAGATTGTTAATTGGTATACGGCTAAAGATAGCGTCTAAAAGTAGCTGTAATGGCTCGAAATTGACAAGCCACCACGCTAGCGAAACATATATTAGTATTTCCATAAGCCAAAAGTATACGTTTTTATATTCGTGTTTCAATTATTTTTCAACAAAAAAGCCCCAATTAAGGGGCCTCTAGTAGTAGTTAAGCGTTTAAAGCTGGTGTCTTATTATGTACTCGTCTAGCTTTACCGCCGTACTTAACGAAACGTCTTTACCATCTAGGAAATTTTGAATTTGGAAAGGGTGAAACTTACCCGTTTTTTCTTTGATTTCCTCGGCTATTTGATTTCGTGTTTTCGACTTTAAAACCTCGCGCATCTTATTACGCAATTCTATGTCGTTAATGTTCATAACTTTTTAAAATGGTAGGTCGTCGTTAAGTGTTACGGGTGGGTTTGTAGGTTCTTGGGCTACGTATGGTTCGCTGAATGATGCTGAAAAGAACTTTTCACCAGTCTTTGTGTCCTTTACCCAAAGTGCTATTTCCATTTCTTTGCCGTTTACTACGCATTTTCCTTTGTAGTCTGGGTGGCTTTCCGTCTTTTTGTAGGTGTTCTTAAAGATTGCGCCCGCGTTGTTCTTTGTTTCCATTATATATTATAGATTAAATTAATTACTTTTTTTCTTCTATTATTTTAAAAATTACGTCTACTTTATTTCCTTCACTTAGTAAGCGAGTTAAATCGTCCAACATTTGCTTTATTTCACACCATTGTTCTAATGTTATTTGGATTGGTGTTTGCGTTTCAAAATACTGCTCCCAGTATTCCATAGCCGTTTCATTGTTGTAAAATTGTGCTTGTGTTTTCATATACTAAAAATTAAATTGATTACTAAAATTAAGGCTATTACGGTTACCAGTATCATTGTGCCAATAGCAGCCATTTCACTTTTGCTTTTTTCTTGGCGGGTTGGTTTATATTCTTTTTGTTTCATTGTTCTTGTTGTTTAAGCTTATATGTTTAAATTTCTATTTGTTTTGTAAGCTTATAAGTTTACATTTCGTTTTTAGATATGTGGCAATTTTTACCCCTTATTCTTGTTTGTTTTGTTCCGTGTTTATAGCCTCTCGGTAACCATTGCTAAACGCTTGGACTTCTAATAGCGCTATGTCTTTTTTAATGCGCTCTAGGTACAACGTGGCGTCCATTAATTCTTCTTGTAGGTGGTTTAGCCATTGATCTAGAGTTAAGTCGTTTCGTGTTAGCGGCGTTCCGTATTTCTTTAGGCCCGTGTTTGAGCGTTCGACGTACTTAGCTAGCACGCTTTTTACTATCTGGTCTTCTACTTCTTGTTTCATAGGAAATTATATAAGGTGTTAAAATACTCGCGGCATAGTTCTACGCGCTCTTTGATTTCGGCTATTACTTGTTCGTCTTTTTGTACTTTAAAGACCTTTACACGGCGATTGTCGGGTATATGGTCAAAAGAATGTCGTTTTAACACCTCGTCGCGTAGTTCTTGGCTTTCATCCATAAGTCTAGCGTTCCAATGAGCGCGGCGCACTTCGTCTTCAATCATATCCGCTGGGGTGTTGACTAGGCAGTAAACTAGCAAAGCCTCGGTCTTACCCGTCAATTCAAGGTAGCCTTGCAACTGAAAATAATAATCCTTTGTAGGAATTTCGGTAGCAAAAAACGGAAAAGTAGTTGCATCCCATGAGCTTTTGACGTCCAAAAGTATGTCGCCCGTGTTTACGTCTGGCGTTCCCGTTAAGAACTCGTTTTCAAAGTGTTCGTGGTTCTTATATAAGAAACCTAATTCTAGCGCGTTTGAGGCCATATCTATGGCTTCGTCTTCTACTAGGTTACCTTTATCGGTGTAACGGCTTGAAAACGTCTTAATAACGCCGTATTTCGCACGTAGCACTTGTTCTTCTATGTACGTCTTTGCGGTTTGGCTTAATAACTCCCCCTTTGTGCGAGGGGAAGTCATTATTTTACCTATGGCAGAACATCGAATTTTGAAAGTCTTCATAACGCGTTAAGCATATCGGTTTGACCTTCGGTTAATTCAAAGCTAGCTTCTAACTTTTCGCGGGTATATTCGCCTTTTGCAATGGCTTGCACCGCTGCGCTAAAACGCTTTTGGTCAATAGGCTTTTTCTTTTGTTCGTGTTTTACTTGTTCGCCGCTTGCGTCCGTGTCTTTGTCCGTCACTAGGCCGAGGCTACTAGCCAAAGCGTAACGACGAAAATAGGTCACGCCCGAACCAAAGCTTTGATAGTCATTCATGCCTTTAAGTGTTACACTAGGAATAGCCACGGAACTTTCCATGTTTTCGCCAGACTCTACGTGAAAAATAATAGTACAAATGTAGTTTTCACCCTCTTTGGTGTGTAGGTTTTGGGTAAAGCCTAGGCCGTGTTTTGCTAGTAGCGGGTTAATTGTTTTAAAAATTGCGGGTAGATCGCTATAAGAATAGCCGAACCCTTGCGTACCTTTGTGAATTACTGGTACTTCTTGCTGAAAAGCCGCAAGCGCTTTGAATAAATGTTTCATAACTTGTTGTTTTTAAGTATTAACTATACGCAAATATATAAAGATATTTCGATATACAAACTTTTTAAGTAAATTTTTTTATATTTTTTATTCTGGTGGTGTACGTGTCGCTTTTGAATACCCAGCTACCCCAGTCTATTTCGCCTTTTTTCTTTAGTTGAGCTATTTTATAAAATTCGTCTTTTGCTAGGTAGCCTATAATATATCCGTATTTCATGCTTTTAGAAACGCTACACCATAAATAGAAGTCTGTTTTTTGTCTAGTGTTACTTGCGTCTATATTGGCGTTGAAGTCGTTTGTAGGTTCTTTATCGGTTTGTATGGTCTTAACGTCTATTTTTTTTCCGTTTATTTCTAGGTCGTTGTCGTAACTGCCTACGTATTGCACGGGTTTGTTTATTGATCGCAAAAAGTGCATAGCAATAACCTCACCTAGCGCCCCGTATATTTGACTTTCGCCTTGCGTTATTGAATTTGTTAGCGCCTTAAAGTTGTAAAGCTTTTGCGCTTGTAAAATTTGTTCTTCGGTTATGTTAATTTTTATCATGGTATTTGGTTTATTTTTTTCTTGTATTTTTTTATCAATTGTTTAAGTTCTTCGACGTCCCAGCGTTTTTCTAAGTGCGCTCGGCCTTGTAATTCTATTAATTTGGCGGCGCCTATGCGTTGTTCTATGCCTATTTGGTAGTTTAGTAGGTTGCCAGACAAAAAAGTGTTGCAGTGTTCGCATTGTAAATGCACGTTGTCTTCGTCAAACCTTACGTTTGAGTGGCCGCCTTGGCTGTAATAGTGGCCCGCGTTCTTTTTCTTGGGCGGTTGGTTGCAAGAAATGCAAGGTTTACCCTCGTCGCGTTTACGTATGTAGGTATTGAATACTTTTTGTGCGTCTTTTAGCCAGTCGGTTGTTGTCTTTAGTTCGGTTGTCCATTTCTTTTTGGTGTTTTTCCATGCCGAAGTCTTGACTTCTTCTACAAAAGCCTTAACGCATTCGTCTTTTAGGCAAAATTTATGGTTGAAGCGTATGGGTTCGAACTTGTCTTTGCAATTTTTACAACGTGGCATAGTCAAAAAGGTTTAAAGGGGTTTTGTTTATAATATGGCTAGACCATTGTAAGGCCATTGCCTTGGCTATGCCATTAAATGTTTTGCTTCTTAACGTTCTGCGTTCCTGGGGTGTCTTTGCTTTGCATAGTGCTTCATAATACCAAAGAGGCTGGCGCTTTTTTTTGCCCGTTTTTCCGTCTACCCATTCAAACATCTCGCCCTTACCTACAATTTTAGTAGGTTGCAACTTTGGTAAGTTAAAAAGCCATAAACAAGTAGTTTTTTGAGCTTCGTCGCCAAACTGATAAGGGTTAATTATTTGGTGCGGCTTTGCTATTTTTGAACTTATAACTGAAATAGGATTTTCGATAGCCTTATATTTTATAGGTGCGTCCATTAATTTACGAACAAAGTCTAGCGCTTTGACTTGTTTAGCGTGGCGATCTTCGTTTATAGTTCCGTCTTTATTGTACATCCAACCAGCGCCGCTTACTGCTAGGTAAGTGCATGGTGGGTGCGCAATCATTAAATCCCAACCCTTGTCAATAACTTCAAAAACGTCTTGTTTAAAATGCCATTCGGGGTGGCCACCACTACAAGGCAATAAGTCGCAACTATACGCATCATGTCCTAAAGCCCTAAAAGCTTTTGTTACAGCTTGGCTTTCCTCGCAAGCTATCAAAACCCTTAACTTTTTCATGGTTAAAAATTACTTGTTTGTATTTCTATTTCTAGTTCTTTAACCCTTTGTAATAGGTCTATGTTTCGGCTAGCGAGAATTGTATTTTCTCGGCTTATTGCTACTGCGTGTTCGTGTAGTCTACTAAAAAACGAAATAGCCTCTAGCAATTCTTGTTCGCTTTTTTCTGCGCCTTGTATGTAGTCCTTTGCTTCGGGTCTTGTTTTTAGTATTTGTTCGCGTGCGGTCTTTATTCTTTGCTGAATAGCCCAAAGGTTAGCCCGTGTTTTTATAATTTCTAGTCCTAGTTCCATTTTTAAAAAGGTGTTTTCGTTTGGTGTTCTGGTTTGTAATAACTTCCCCTATTGGCGTATACTCTATTCCCTTTGTAGTCAAGCATATAATACTGGTAGCGGTCTACGTCTAGAAACATTTTGTAAACTCCGTTTTTTGACACGCCTTTGGGTTTACTCTTTGCTACTTTCAAATGTACTTCGTTTTTTTCCGCGCCCGTTCCGTCGCCGTTAGCTAGGCCGTAAGGTGGTCGCCAAGGAATTAACACGCTTAGACCTTTTCTAAACCATACTTGGCCGCCCGCAAAGTCGCGCGCGCTAGGAATAGGGAAATAACTTACGTCGGTTCCCGCTATGGTTTTACTTGTTACCATTGGTTGGTCCCTTACGTGGTTTATAACGCAGTTGTGTCGGCCCGTTTTACGTGCGTTTTTACGAACTTGTCCTAATATCCTACTTAAATACTTGTCTTCGCGTCCTAGGTCGCTTTGTTGGTATTCTTCGCTTAGTTCGTTCCATGGGTCTATTGTAGTGGTGTGTATTTTAATTCCCTCTTTGCGTTCGATTTCGTCTACTAGGTCGTAAAATTTGGTTATGGTTAGGTCTTCGTCTATTGGATCAATTACGATGAAATGCTCGTTTACAAACATTTCGGCGCTTATTTGTTCGCCGTTTGTCATTGCGTTCTGGCCTTGCACGTATGGCTTACCTATGTATTTATAGCAAAGTTCGGCGTATATTTCGGCAGCGCTGCCAGTTTCTGGGCTAAATACTACGTGTCGCCAACCATGTAAACACGAAAGGTTTATAAGAAATTCAAACCAAAGTTCTGTTTTACCGCTTGCGGGTGCTGAACCTATGTAAGTCGTACAACCTTCTTTAATTGTAAAGGGTAACATATCCCAGTCCCAACCTACGCCTTTTCCTTTTACGTCTTTTTGTAGGCGTATTTCGAACATTTCCGAATTTAAGTTTTGTAGTCTAGTGTACATTTATTCCCAAATTGGTGCTGGTTGTTTGTATATAGGTTTGCTTGCGTCTACTTGTTTTTGATTCCAGCGCTTTATTCGTAGTTCTAAATTAAAGCTAGTTTGCTTTTCAAAGCGCATCTTTTTGTCTTTAGGTCCGTGTTCTGTCCAATACTCGTAAAACTGTCTTACCATTTCTTTTCCGTACAATTCTACAAAAGGAACTAGACTAGAAGCAAACGTTTGTTTGCGCTCTTTAATACTATCTATTTCTTTATCTTTATCTACTTCTTTAATGCTAGAGCCTGGCTTTAGCGTCGCTTTAGCCTTGCTTAAGCCACCCTTACGACCCGACTCGCTGAGTTTCAAACGTTTAGCGGTTATTTCTTTACGCTCTAAATCTAAAAAAGAAATTACTAAAAAAGTTTTTTTCGTCTTTAAATAATTTTTTTCAATCAATTTTTCAATTAATTCTGAATTTCTTAAGCGCAGCTTTGCTTCCTCTATGGTTAGGCAATTATTTCTATTCCAGTATTCAGCGCATACACTTATAAAAGCGCCTTGCAACTCAAAACTTTCGTAGCTTATATTTCCCGTGATCCATTCGGTCGCGTTAAATTTAAAGAATGGTAGTTCTTTGCTCATTGTTTAATTTTTAGGCAATAAAAAAGCCCCATAAATCCGCGAGGTCCGACTTTCGCTTCATTATAAGGCTTCAATAATTCCTTTGAGTTTATGGTGTCGGACCAACTCATGTACAAATATAACGTTTATTTTTCTAAAAGGTTGCTTTCCGCTAAAAGTTTTTCGTAAACACCTAGCTTAACACGTCGTCGAATACGTTTGAAGTCGCGAATAGTTCGGGCCTCTATAATGTCCGTTTTTAAGTCCCGTTTTTTAGCTGTGCTTTC